AGCAGTGGTATCAACGCAGAGTACTCGTGATCGCTGCTTAAGCAGCGATAAATGCTGCACTGCACCATTCCTACCACGTTACGATCTAACGGACGGCTTATCGCTGCTCCGGCAGTGAATATTAATCACGCGATCGTCAAGTGATCGCAGTGCGCAACCAATGCGCGGGCGCGTATTGGTTGCTCGGGCCAGCTGAGGCGCCAGCTGAGGCGATTCGCCAGGCCAATCGCCTCACGTGCTGCAGCGCAGCGTGATATGAGATATATCTGCCGCACCGCAGCACGGCCCTGACGCGCAGCGCAGCGTGATATGAGATATATCTGCCGCACCCGCAGCACGGCCCTGACGCGCCGCAGCAAACTCAAAACCCCTGGCGAGTTGGGGATAGGTACTGGTGGGTCGATCGCCGCTCCGGGGTCCAAAAACCAGTTAGACGCTACGTCCTACTTGTATCGCATTCTAGGCGTATTACTTACGGTTGCATCTTGTTGCGCTATCCGTGTACAGTCCGGCTTGAAAATTGACGCACCCGGGCTAGGCGTCGAGCAGAGGAGGGGGCTGCTATAAAATGCCCCAGTCCAAGTCCTAAACTCATGCCTTTTCTCCTGAAGTAGATTGTGAGCGCCTAAGGCGCTGGATTTCAGTGCGAGGCTCCAGTTCTGGCACGCACTCGGAGACGTAACGGTTGAAAAGTTCATTCATACTGTTCATCGTCTTTTCTCCAGCAATCGAGTTAGGTATCTCTGGACCCGCGGCCAGTCCTGGGGATGAACCCAGAACTGCCGCAGCACAAACCCAGCGTCACGCATCCGCTCGCGTTCATCGCGCTTACGCTCGGCGACGGACTTTGCGGTCATGCGCGTACCATCCTTCGTGCTTACTTTTGCTGTCGCACCACTCGCCATGCTCCGCAAGATAGTCGTTCATCGCCTTGAACAGCTCGTCTGTGCTAGACCGATCGTTGACGTAGCACAGGTGGTACGGAGCGATTTGCAGCTTCTTGCTGTTGCCGCCATCGTGCCACGTGACATCTCCAATGAAGAACCAATAGTCTCGACTACGCCCCTCTGCTGGCTTATCGCACTCGTGACCAATGCCGTACCAAATAAAAGTTGCATGTGCCCGTGAGGCGCGGTACAACGGCTCCGTCACCCTCCTCGGAGTTCCCCATGAAGCATTATCGAATCGAAGTCGGCACGAAGATGATCGGCGGCCAGCTCGTCTCCTCGGTGCTGACGACCGAAGACCCGAACGGCCTGTGGGTCATGCGTGCGGACCATGAAGCGGCGCTCGAACGCGCGGCCGACCCAACCTCCGTCAACCCGGCGCAGCAGTCTCTGTTCCCCGCCGGAGCGGAGTTCATCGCTGGCTCGGTCGCAGAGCAGGAGCTTGCGCAGCTGCGTGAGAATGCCGCGAAGATTCAGGCCGACCTGGAGTCCCTGAAATGAACTTCTCCGATTTTCGATTCCTCCGAATAGCCCAGGTCATGATGGTAGCCGCGCTCCTCGGGATCCTCTTCAGCCTCCTGGTCGTTGCGACCGTGCGCGGGGATGAACCCGAACCCTCACCCCCTGTGGCCGCGGTGACGCCCGCGGGCCCCGACATGTTCAGTCCCGCATCCCCCGTGATGTACTTCGGGGTGCATGTGTGCGGGGCGTATGTGATCTGGCTCTCGTACGAGGACGGCAAGATGCGCCGCATCGATCCCGTGCACAAGCCGCTCGACATGAAGGAGTTCATGACCTCGCTCGAGAACTCGAAGATTCCCGGCGATGTGATATCGCTCCCCTGCACCGGAGGGTCGCTATGAGCCGCGCACTAAAGCCCGTCACCATTCTGCGCCGCGCGCGAGCGCTGATTGCGAATCCACGCAAGTGGCTCCAGGGTGCGTACACGGGCCGCATCAAGGGCCGCGGCATCGGCTACTGCGCGCTCGGGGCGCTCAATGTAGCCGCAGGCTGCCAGGTCGACGACCAAATCGTCACGAAGACGAACCGCGTAAACGAGCAGGCACGCTTCCGGGCGTATCTCATTTTGGGGAGAGTGGCCGGGGTCCGGCATCTTCCGAAGTGGAACGACGACCCCGGCACGACGCACGCTCAGGTGCTCGCGGCGTTCGATGCGGCGATTGCTTTGGTGCGCAAAGCGGCATGATCAAATCTTGGGACGATTTTCTGGATGAGGTCGACACACTGACGCCAGAGCAGCAACTCGCCGTGCGTCTTGCCTTCGACTGGAAGGCGGCACGGCAGGCAGAGCGGCTGCACCGGGAAGCGGTGCGGGCGTCGATGTCATTGGTGCCTCAAGGAGAACCCAATGATCGCTAATCAAATGTTCCATTGTCCCCACTGCGGGGCTCCCGGCCAAGTGAACTACGGGCAGGCTGAATACAGTTGCATGTGCCGAATGGGTCATTTCCAACAGCCACCCGCCGGGAATCCGTCGGAATCGGTGCCTCAAGGAGGACCGAGCATGAGTGATAGAGATGGTAGTTCTGAGCGGCCGTTCGACATAGCGGATGACGCCGACTTTCGGGCTCTGAAAGCGGGGGACCATGTTTGGTCAGACAATACGCTGTACGTTGTTCGTCGCATTTACCAACACGAAGGCAATGATCGCGTTGAGCTTGAGTGGGCCCAGCCACTGGTAATCCGCTATGTACCTCAAGGAGGCGCATCGCCCCAGGGCGGTAAAGGGCGAATATCGGCTACGGGCGATGCGCCCCGAAGAGGGCTCGACAATGGATAGATACGAGCAGGCAGCGCACGCTGCGATTATGCGCGCCCTGTGCGAGGCTGGTGTCAAAGCAGACGTGCTGATCGGTTACTGCATTGAGGTTGGGCTAGAGGCTTTCCGGGCGGATTTGGCCGCAACGAGTTGCCCCAAAGGGGCCTCGGTGTGAGTGTTAAACGTTTCACTTTGCATGGTGACCACGAGTTTGTGCTGGCGAAGGACTACGACGCCCTGCAAGCCGAGCTGGACCGTGTCAGTTCCCAGAAGGGCGCACAGGCGCCTTGAAGTTCAAGATCACATACCAGCGTTCGGTGATCGACTACATCGAGGTAAGCGGCCTCGCGGTGGCCGAAGAGCTGGCGAAGCGCGCGGTCGCGAACCTGCCGTCGGACTACGGCGGCAAGCTCCTCAGCATCGAATCTTGTCCGCCTGACGGACAAACACCCGAACCGGCGGTCGCGGCCGCATAAACTTTAATCGGTGATATATCAGGTACCTATGGAAACATTAAGCAACTGTAATAAAACTACCCCCTCTAAAAGTGCAAAAGAGTCTGAGAGCGGCGGTAAATTGACCCTGAAGCAACGCCTGGCGCTCGCGGACCTTCGTGCTGCGGCGCACGGCCCTACTCGGCCAGCGGTCCCCGCCTCTCCGTATCGTCCCGGCACGACGCTCGTGCGCACGCCCGGACCCCGCGACCCTGACTGGAGACCCCCATGCTTACGCCCGCCCTGACCCGAGAACAGGTCGCCTCTCGCTACGCGTGCAGCCACGCGGAGCTGGGGCGGCTCTTGCGCGAGCGGCGCGCGCCGCTCCCGGTCAGGATCGAAGGCGCCATTCTTTGGTACCACGACGAGATAGAAACCGCGGCCACAGCGGTACAAAACATACTCACGCGTCGGCGCAAAGCCGCATAGCGTTTTTCCGACGACGACTTAAACCTAGGAGGTGCCCTTTGACGGCCCGAGGCGTATTTGACGACAACTTTTTCGGCGGGTCCGCGTACCTGCAAGAATACCAGTACAATTCGATCTCACAAGCGAGCGGCGCCATTCCGACGAACGTCTTCTGCGGGGCGACGGATTGCGAGCTAGCCTCGAGCGGCGCGACCGCGCTGACGACGCCCACCGCGGCGCAGATCTGGGCACAGATCGCGGGTCTTCCCGGGCAGCTCAACATGCAGAACCTTACGTTCCGCGTGCGTGTCATAAACTCGAATGCGGGCGCGCTGACGCTAACCGGTGGAACCGGCGTGACGATTAACGGCACAGCGAGCGTTACCAACGGCACTTGGCGCGAGTATGTCGCGACGGTCGTGGGCCCTTACGCTGTGACGTTGCAGAACGTCGGCTCCGGCACCCCCTAGACTAAAATTTTTCAGGAGTAAAATTTTCATGGCAAAAACAATTACCCGCGCGAAGGCTTATCCGACCGTGATGACGCCGCGCATGCCGACGACTCAGAACGATCTGCAAAAGAACAAAGGTTCCTTCAAGACGACCACCGTGGGCACCGAGAATGACGGCGGTGCGAAAGAGGCCGAGCTGAACACCGCGGCGAAGAGTATCTACGACAAAGCCGTGCGCAACTCCGACAAGGATGGCATGGGCGATCACGCTCTGCAGAATCGGTAATGAGCGACATCAATTCCGTAACCGCGCCGTTCTCCCCCCTGAACGGTCCGACAGCGTCCACCGTCTCCCTGACGGTCGCGGTCACGTCCTCGCAAGTCGCCCTGCCTCAGCAAGCGGCTTCGGGGAACTACGGCGCACAGGCCACCGCAGGGCCGTCTGTGCAGATCCAGGTGTACAACTCAGGTACCGCCGTGGCGTTCGTCGCGTTCGGTAATGCGGCGACGGCGGTCGCGCTGACGCCCGCGGGCGCGACGGCCGGGAGCTACCCGGTGGCGCCGGGAGCGGTTGTCGTGCTGACGGTCGCCGGAAATCCGGCGTACGCGGCGGCGATCAGCGGCACCGCGAGCGGCGTGATCTACTTCACCCCAGGCTCTGGCACATGATGTCCTGGGTGCGGAAGTTAGCAACCCCACTGCTCGGGATCACCGTCTGCCTATGCGCATTCGGCGACATCAAGTCCCCGGGTGTGAGTACGTCGATTGCACCCGGCACGCCGACAATTTCTTCAGGCTTCGGCACATCGCCTTCCATCGTGAATAACAATGGCACATCGAGCTTTAGCATCAATGTGGGGACGGGCGGCGTTGCGACCAGCGGCGTTATTGGGCTACCGCAAACATTGCACGGGTGGGCCGGAGGGTGTAGTGACGTGACGACGCCCGCGAGCAATCTAACGCAGCAAACAGGCTCGACGAGCACCACGGCGACAGTGACTAACTACGTGCGCACCACGGGGCTAGCCGGCGCATGGCCGGCGAGTGACATTCTGGAATGTAGTTTCTGGCCGAACTAAGGGTTAAAATACATGGCGAAACTTAACGCAGCCGCGCGCAAGAAAATCTCCTCAAAGAACTTCGCCGGCCCCGACCGCTCCTACCCGATCGAAGATGCCAGCCACGCGCGGAACGCTTTAGCGCGCTCGTCCGGTAAGCCGATCGCGGCGCGTATTCGCGCCAAGGTGCATGCGAAGTATCCCAACATGGGGAAGACTTCGAAAGCGACTCACAAAAAGCGGATGGACCGCTGGGCGACAAACGGATGAAAACAAAGAGCCCCATGCTCGGCGGCGCAATGCTCGAGCAACCCGTCAAGACGCGAGAGAAAAAGCAGCCGAAGCCGAAGACCAACAAAACCACGAATGGGCCGAAAAGCGCCTCGGTGCCGAATCAGCAGCACGGCGAACTCCCATACTCCGTGCAGCCGCCGAAGCCGCCGACTCCGCGCCAGATGATGCGCACCGATGCGAAGCACGCGAAGATAAGCGCGACGCGGCGCTGGGTGAGCGGCGAACTCTCGAACAAAGAGCACGCCGCGATTCACGCGCGGGCGGACCGCGTGCTTACCAACAAAGTGCCTAAAGAGGCGCTGCCAAAGGGATGGTGATGTCATGGCGATGAACAACAAATGCGCGCCGGTTCCGGCCGCGAGCTTTCAGAAAGGCGAGCGCAGTCAGGAGAAGCCGCGCGGCACGGGGAAGAACCCGGGGCTCAAGAAAAACAAAGGATCGTTCAAGACGACCGAGATGCCGAAGCGCGGATTCAACTCGATATAATCGATGCCCGCGCGCAGGTATATCGTCAGTCCCCAAGGAGGGGGACCCCCTCAGATTTTGACGAACCCATCGCTCCTGACGGGCGAGGTCTCGTACCCGTATACGAATTCCCTGTCGGCCTCGAAAGGTGCGCCACCGTACACGTACAACGTGATCAGCGGCGCGCCACCTCCGGGGATCAGCCTGTCGGCCGCGGGCATTTTCTCAGGGACGCCGACAACCGCGGGTCCCGTCACCTTCACGGTGCAGATCACGGACAGTCGCGGAGCGCTTAGCGTCCCCGTCGTGTTCTCGATGTCGGTTGTGATCGCGATTGCGATCACGAGCAACTTGACGCTGCCGCAGGCAACGCAGGGAACCTCGTACAGCACGCAGCTCACGGCGAACGGCGGCTTCTCGCCGTATACGTGGTCGCAAGTCGGCGGCACGCTGGACTCGGGCCTCGCGATCGGCGTCTCAGGTCTGATCACCGGCACACCGAATGCCGCGGGAACCTACAATCCGATCTTTAGCGTGACGGATGCACTTGGGAACTACACGCAAGCAACGTTCACACTGGTTGAGAACGCGGTAGTGTCGGGACAGTCATATCCGCTGCTCTTCCGCTGGGCCGGCGGCGGTGCCCTCACCCCATCCGCTGCGAATTGGCAAGCGTTCGGGCAGGTCCATCTCGCCATGCTGGGATTGGATTACGGCGGCGCGGGCACAGTGGGGTGGCCGTATCAAGGCAACACGCAGCAGCAGACGGTCGTTGGGATGAAAAGCTATGCGAACGGCAGCGGAAAAAACTCTGGGCCTCTCATGGTAGTCGCGTACCAAGATATGCCTAATTTGGCGAGCACTGGCAATATAGTTTTTCCGAATTGGAACACCATCTGCTCGGCGGCCAAGAACAACTGGCTCGTTTACCCTGCGGGTAATACCGGGACGCCTGTTTCGGGTCCTTACGTCACGGCGGTCCACGGCGGGAGCGACGGCCCGAACCAAGTCGACCCGACGACGGGCCTCTGGCCCTATCAATGGGGCTCGCAGTACATGCACGATCGGTACATTGGGACGGGAGTGCTCGGCACCGGCAATCTAACCGCGGGTGAAACTAATGTTGCGGCTATGGTCGCCCCGGCACTTGATGGCGTGTATGTCGATAATCAGACGACCTACATTCGCGTAGACGGGGATTGGGCGCGTGACGGCACTGAAGTAGGCTATCCCGGCACCCAGAGCGTCATAACGGCCCTCTGTAGTGGCCAAGCCGACATGGGCACCTATTGGCATACGAAGGAGGCTGCTCTCGGTTCGAATCGCTTCATGATCGGCAACACGTCTCCTCAGGTGGCCTACAATCACGGGCTAAACGATACAGCACAGGACGGTGCTTTCGATCTCACATCGCAGCAGTTCATATTTGGACGCGGCGACGATGTTGAATTTTTGCTTGAGGGCTTTGCTGGCGCCTTAGCAGTCTATCAACGTCTGACTGCTGCCGCTCGGCTAGGGCAGTGCATCCTTAGCGGCCAGTATGAAGTTGGCGACGATCAGATGCTTCGCCACGACGTGTGCTTCGTTGCGATCTTCGGCAACGGCTATCACACGGGCGGATATTCCTCGACCGGCAATAGCACTGATTACGTAGACCCGAACAATACCGCGACGTGGCCGCAGCCAGATGAATACTACGGCGCATCACTCGCCATGAAAGGCTTTCTCGGGGCGCCTCTCTCTGGCGCTGCTGGCGCTATTCAAACTGCGCCGACCTACGGCAGCCATGTCTACCGTCGTGACTTCGCGAACGGCATTGTGCTTTTCAGCGATGGCGCCGCATCGATTACCGCAGGAACCTACAGCTTGGGGGGCACATTTTATGCTCTGACCACTGTCAATGGCCAATCTATCAATAATGGCGCGACGTATACGTCGAATCCTGCACTTCCCACGTTTACCTATAACTGCGGTACGACTGACCCGAACTTCACGGGCAGTTTCACGGCTGGCGAGTGCATTATTTTGATGAGGACTCCAACCTAATGGCCGCATTGAGACAATACGACACTCCAGCCGGCAGTAGTGCATCCAGCACCACCGCCGGAACCAGCGGGCCGTACACACTTCCAGGCGGCGCGACGCTGTATCACCTAGGTACCGTGAACGGACAGTCCATTAACAGCGGCGCCTCGGCGACCACGATTTCACTTACCGCATTCGAGTACAACTGCTCGACTAGCGACTATACCGCCACGCTTTTCTACGCGGGCGACTGCTGCATTCTCATGAAGAGTCCCACTTAAGATGGCCGCCGCGCTACGTCAAGAAACTACGCCGGTCGGGAACAGCGCCACCGGCACGAGCATTACATCGAATGCGCTAGGATCCCCTGCGTTGGTCGGGTCGACTATTGAGGTGTGGCTCGCGCTAGCGGCGAACCCCACCATCTCGAGCGTTGTCGATAGTGCGTCACAAACTTACACTTTTGTTGGATCCATAAACGATCCGACAGACGGTAGTTACATGGCGCTTTATGCGCTTTATAATAATTTGTCCGCCACAGCACTCTCAGCTACCGCGAACTTTACGATCACTGGCGAGAGAAACATCCAGATCCGAGAAATATCCGGCACTAACAACCTAGCTCCGGATACCTCGAATTTTCCAGCACGGATCGTCAATCCGGGTAGCACAATTACGATCGCGTTGACGAGTTCGGCGTCCTCGGGGCTTATCTCGGGCGTAGTCGCGGGGGTCGCCGGGTCGGGCTCTGGCCTGACGGCAGGCGCCGGCTTTACAGGCACGGTGAGCTTCGCTTCCGGTAAAGGTTTCGGCACCTCGCTCTTTGAGACCGCCCCCATGACCGGGAGCGGGGCGAATCCCGCTTTGTGGTCCGTTGCGTCGGGTGGCGGCAGTAGCACCTGGCTGGGAGGTGCGGTTATCTGGGACTCTGGAGCGTCGCCTTTCACGCCTTTCACAAAAACTCAGTTCTTTGTAACTGACACTATAGTTCAACAATAGGAGCCTTCTAATGCCGATTCCATGTAAAGTTTCTATCGACGGTGGCACTCCGCAGTCGATCACGGCCGCTGCGACAGTGATTTTGCAGGGCACGAACAGCTCCGCGAAGCCAATCCGCCTGAAGCGCATTCAAATGCAGTCGAACAACACCGGCTCCACGCAGCAGGTTGTGACGGTTTCCTTGGGGTACTACGCGACCGGCACTGCCGGCGGCTCTACTCCGGTTGCGGTTCCGGTCGATGAAGGTTTGACGGGCGTCTATTCGCCGACTACGGTCTTCAAGTCGGTCACGACCACCCTCGGCACCACGTTCACCAACAAGATGACGTGGCAGTGGAACACCGCCAATCCGTTCGACATCGTGGATGGCCTGCTTGAGCTGCAGGATGAGTTCCCGGCGTCAAAAGTCTGGGCGATCATTCTCCCAACGGCGCCCACCGCGTTCAGTTTGACCGGCACGGTGAACTTCGAAGAGTTCGGTTAATAGTGACTAGGCGGCGCGGCCTTCGGGCCGCGCTTCTGCCATGACTATTACGTCGGTCACTGTCGAGAACACGACGTTACTGCCGCGTACGGCGGCAAAGATCGCGGCTGCGCTTTTGGTATTGCAGCCGTACCCGTATGTTGTTGGTCACGACGTTCAGCGTTACCCGCATCCGTCTTTCTACCCTGAGCCAGAGACGTTCATACAGCCTCAAAAGCTGTTGCCGTCTGTCACGCTGCATCCCTCGTTCCAATACAACGTGAACCTGGATGTGCAGCGGACGCCGCAGGCTAAGGTATTCTCTGAACCTGAAATTTTCCCGCAACAGCAGCGCGGCAGTCCTACCGTGGTGCTGACGTCTTACCCGACCCCGCAGTACCTCATAACGAGTGTGCGCTCGATCCTAGCGGAGAACGTCTCGACGTTCCGCGGACAGCGCGGCAGTCTCGTGGTGGTTCTATCGCAAGCCGCTGCGCCGAACGTACCGGCCGACATTTTCAACGGGCAAGACACGTTTATCGGTTGGCCGACAGACAGCTTCGAGCCGCCTACCTTCCCGCAGCAGTGGAAGGCAAGTGCGATCGTCCTCAACAGCTTTACGGCGTACAACCCCGCGCATGATGTGCAGCGTCTGCCGCAGGCGAAGTTTTTCGCACCGGACGATACGTTCCCACAACCGTGGAAGACGAACGTCACGATCCTGAACGGAAGTGCGCAGTACATCTACGCGAACGATTTCCGGATCACGCAGCAGAAAGTCTATTCGGAGCCTGAAGTCTTCGCCCAAGCGTGGCGATCGAATCAGGTCATCCTGAACGGCTTTCCGCCGTATAACCCGGCGACAGATGTAACGCGCCTGGTGCGGTCCGACAAGACCTACTCGGAACCAGAAGTATTCGCGCAAGCGCAGCGCGGTACGGCGCCAGTCATCAACGTGCCGCAGGCGGCTCCGTATGTGCCGGTCACGATCAGTCTGGTCGGGATTCGCATCTGCGGCCCGAAGATCTTCATCAACATTCGGCCTAACCAGAGTTATCCGCTATGACAGTAAACAACCGCGGCCTCGCCGGCCAGCCGATTCTGCCGTACGTCGATAACCGCTCGTACACCGGGGCCGACATCTTCATCGACATGACGTTTCTGGATCACACGGAAGCGCCTGTCGTGCCGACCGCGATCACGTACGAGATCGACGATATTACGAACGACGTTTCCATGGTGCCTGCAACCTCGCTCGCTCCGAACGGCACGAGCATGCAAACGCTGCAGATTCCGGGCGCGCAAATGTCAATGACGTACCCGTACCAAGGGTCGCAGCTTTGTCAGATTTTGATCAAGGCGTCCGTGACCGACAGCGTTACCGGTCTGCAGTCGAGCGCGGTTGCCGTCGCAGTGCTCGAGTTGTGCAACATCCAAACACCCGGCGGCCAGGGATAACAGCTTGTGAGGAGCTATGAAAGAATTTCCGATGCAGTTGCTTGGCGACTTAGTGGCTGTGCTGCCAGAGTCTGTTCGCCAGACCGGTCCGATTATATTGCCAGACTGGCAAAGGTCGCTTACTGGTTCTGTGTTGGCATGTGGACCTGACTGCATCGAGTTGAAGACGGGCGATAGGATTCGTTTCGGCGCCGCGAGCGGCATGGAGTCCGTATTTGACGGGGCCGCGATCCGTATCATGAGCGAAGAGCGCGACGTATTCTGCGTGGAGGAGGCATGACTCTGCGCGTACTGCGCGATCGCGTCTGCGTGAAGCGCATCGAGTACCAGCATCCGATTCTCGCGGTGACGGGTGTCGTCCTGCACAAAGGTCTCGTGGTCGCAACCGGCTACGGGCGGCGCCTTCGCCGCAAGACGCGCTTTGACGGCATGCCGGGTCGGCCGCCCATGTGGTTCGAAGACGGAGAGGAGACCGGCAAGATCCGCCCGATGCGCGTGAAAGTCGGCCAGGTGGTCGAGTTCTCGCCGCGCGAACAATTTGAGTTTACGATGGACGGCGAGAAGTACGTGATGCTTTGGGAGAATGCTATTTACGGCGTGGACCCCGAAGGGTCGCAATCGAAGGCGCTCCTTTGGCAGCAGTCGGCCGGGTACGACCGACACGGCAACTTCATGTCGGGTGCCGAGGCATGGCAGCGCTAGGGCGCCCGAAAGGCCCCATGTATATGGAGCGGGCAGTTACCCCGCTCACCGAAGCCGAAATGATCGCAATCGCCCCGCTGCGCGACGGCGTCCCTGACATGTACAACTACATGCCGACGCGCTTTGTGCCGCGCGACGAGGCGCAGCAGCGGGGCTGGAAGCACTTCTACGACGGACGTCGGTGCCGCTTCGGCCACCAGGCTCCGCGCAACGTCGTGAATCCGGACCTCTGCATCGACTGCCGACGCATCCGCGAGGGTAAGTCACCGATCGCCGGGAAGGCGTCCGGGACGGCCGAGGAGAAAGAAAAGCGGTCTTACGAGAAAAGCGCAACGTACGATGAAAAGCGGTTCACTCCGCGCCCGATCGAAGCTGATGCGCTCGAGAAACGGTTTTTGACGCACTACGCGGAGACAAAAGACCTCCGCGGCGCGGCGCTTCTCGCAGGCATCACGGAGGCCCAGGTTCACATGCGGCTCTCCACGTCCGCGGTGTTTCGCGCGGCGACCAATGATCTTGAAGCGCGTCTTAAGATACGGCCGACAGTACCTGACCCGATTGATTTTCAGTGGGACGACGACAAGCGAACGCGCCTGATCACGGTATACGTGGATACGGGCGACATCTCCACGGCGCGCGATTCGATTCGCGTGACGCCGACCGAGTTGTACAAAGAGTTGAGTCGGAATGCGGCCTTTCAAGCGCGCTTAGACGAAGCGGCGCCCCTAGCGCTCAATGCGCTCGAAGAGCGAGCGATTCAGTTCGCGCTCGCCGGCAACGACAAATTGCTCTCTAAGGTGCTCTCCGCCAAAAAGCCTGAGTACCGTGAACGCCTCAATGTCGACATGAACGTGACCGAGAAACTTACCGATGAACAGCTCGACAATCAGCTACGCCGACTTGTCCTCGCAGCCCGAAGACGAGACGCTGTCGATGCTGTCCTCATTGAGCCGGTCCGAGAAGTTGCAGCTCTTGGAGACGCTTCGGGAGAAGCAGCGACGGGAGAGTCGGAATCTCATAGCGACCTTCTTTAGTACAGAGAAAAGTCGCGGTCAGTATTTAAAGCACATTGAATTTCTGAATGCCGGCGCTCGGTGGAAGGAGCGCGCATTCATCGCCGCGAACCGCGTCGGAAAGACGGTCGCGGGCGGCTTCGAGATGGCACTGCATTTGACGGGGGATTATCCGGACTGGTGGCAGGGACGCCGCTTCGATGAGCCCGTGGACTGCTGGGCGGCGGGCAAAACCTCGAAGACAGTGCGAGACATCATCCAGCAATTGATGCTCGGGCGCCCTGGAAGTCCGCTGGCGCTCGGCACCGGCATGATCCCGGGTGATGCGATCGTTCGCACGACGGTGAAACACGGTATCGCGGATGCCGTTGAGACGGTCTACGTCAAGCACAAGTCCGGCGGCGTCTCGTCTCTGCAGTTCAAGAGTTACGACCAAGGCCGCGACGCCTACGAAGGCTCGAGCTGCCACGTAATCTGGCTCGACGAAGAGGCCGATGAGAGCATCTACTCCGAGTGCCTGACGCGTACGGCGACCACGCACGGCATCATCTACTTGACCACGACCCCGATGGAGGGTCTGACCGAGCTGATTCTGCAATTCTTGCCCGACATGCGCCCCGCGACCGAGGAAAACTCTGTCACAGGCGCGGCGTTGCGCACGAAATTCGCGGTGCAAGCGGGTTGGGATGACGTTCCGCACTTGGATGAGTCGGAAAAAGCCGCTCTCTTGGCGTCTTACGCGCCGTGGCAGCGCGATGCGCGTACCCGTGGTATCCCGATGCTGGGATCGGGCGCCATCTATCAGGTGCCGCAGTCCGAAATCATCATCCAGCCGTTCCCTATTCCGGATCACTACCGGCGTTGCTATGGAATGGACGTCGGCTGGAACTGTACTGCGGCGATCTGGCTCGCTCACGACTCCGATACGGGCACCGTATATGTCACGGACGAGTACTACCGCGGAAAAGTCGAACCTTCCGTGCACGCAGCAGCGATAAAAAACCGCGGAGCGTGGCAGCCTGGCGTAATCGACCCCGCGGCGCGCGGCCGAATGCAGACTGACGGGCAAAAACTGCTCGATATGTATTTGGATCTCGGTTTGCAGCTCGAAAAAGCGGAGAACGCGCGTGAAGCGGGCATTTTCGCGGTGTGGGAACTGCTCAGCCAGGGCCGACTGCGCATTTTTTCGACGTGTCAGAACCTTTTGCGCGAGTACGCGACATATCGGCGCGACAGACTCGGAAATATCGTGAAAGTGAACGACCATGCGCTCGACGCGCTCCGGTACGCGGTTATTACCGGCCTCGCGCTCGCGAAAATTCAGCCGACAGCGCGCCCTGACGGCCGACCTTGGTTTTATTGTCCGCCGCAACCATTTTGGTCCGGCTAACTCGGTGAGGAGAAAATAATGTCGATGCAGATTCTGATTCGCAACCCAAGCCTGCGCAATAAGCTGAAGGTGACTCAGCACGACGCAGTCCGCGACGAGAAAACGAATAAGTTGATTCCGAACAAGTACCGGAAAGGGAACGTGATGTTCATCGAGCCGCAGCAAACTGTAGGCGTCTGGATCGACTCGAGCGGTGTCGGCGTATTCTTGGAAGAGTCGCCAACGTAACATGGATTCCTTAGGGAACGACATCACCGACTCCGACGATCGCGCACTGCATGAGGATTCTCCTGCGGATGACAACAGCGATCTTGTCGGCGATCTTCCCGGCGTTGTCGATGTCGACATCGACGCGCTCCCGAAAGGCGCGGGGTACGATGAGCTGACGAACGATCTCTCTTTGGTGAGCCGGATAAAGCTCCGCTACACCGAAGGTGTCGGCGCATCGGAAGAGAACCGTCGGTTGATGTCGGAAGACCTAAACTTCGTCTACAACGCGGAGAGCATGGGGCAATGGGACCCAGTCGTGCTGCAGGCGCGGCAAGGAAAGCCTTGCTACACGTTTAACCGCGTCATAGGCCCGGTGAATATGGTGGTCGCCGATATGCGGCAGACCAAACCCGCCGGTAAGGTGCGCCCCGCGTCGGATGGCGCAAGCGAGGCGACGGCAGATGTGTTCGGCGGCCTGATGCGCAGCATCGAGCAGGCGAGCCGCGCGCAGCAGACCTACAACACGCAATTCAAGTTCGCGGTGGCCGGCGGCTTCGGCTTCATGACCATCATGCCGGAGTACGAGAGCGACAAATCCTTCAATCAGGTGCTGCGCATATCCGGGGTCGCGAACCCTCTGACGTGCATTACCGATCCGGAGACGGACGATCCGTGCTGCGGAGATGCGATGTGGGGCATGATCGCGACGCGCATTTCGCGCGACAAGTATAAGACCCTGTTTCCGCAATTCGCAACATCGCTATCCAGTTTCAGTTTTTCGCGTGACTCCTACGGCTGGTTCACCGACAAGGAGGTGCGAGTCGTCGAGTACATGGAACGCGTGCCGTTCGAGAAAGAGATCGCGCTTCTATCGGACGGCACCGTAGTCGACTACGACGACCAGGCGAAGGAGCTGGATGCGTACAATGCGCAGCTCGAGGAAACCGCGAAGGCCGGCGACGGCAGCTTTAAATCGCCGGGCCCGCGCATTCGCCAGACTCGCAAAGTTCTGAAATGGCGCGTCATGTGGGTGAAGTGCGACGGCGCCAACGTGCTGGAAGGGCCGCGCTACTACGACTGGAAGCGTATCCCGATCGTGCGTATGCCGGGTCGCTACATCAACATCGAAGGGCGCAAAAAGCTGCAGAGCTTGGTGCGCCACAGCAAGGACGCCCAGCGCAGCTACAACAGCCGCTGCTCCGACATCATCGAGCGCAGTGCGCTCATTCCGAAAGCGCCGTACCTCGTTACCGAGACGATGATAAAAGGCTACGAGCAGGAATGGGCTCAGGCGAGCACCGCATCGCGGCCGTTCTTACCGTACAACGTCGATAAAAACGCAGAAGCGTCCGGCGGCATGCCGTTCCGGTCGCCGGCCATGGATCTGCCCGCTGGAGCGCTCGCGCTCGCGCAGATGGCACAAGCCGACATCCAAGCGACGACAGGGTTCTTCGACCCGGCGCTCGGCAACGCAGAGGACATGAACCGCGTGAGCGGTAAAGCGCTCGTGCAGCACACGAAGCGGTCGGATCTCGGCAGCTACGAATTCACGGACGGTTACGGCGACGCGATTCAGCTCCTCTGGGAGATGGGTGTCGACATGATCCCCACTGTCTACGATTCGGAGCGCGTCGAGCGCATTATCGGACACGACGGCGTTGAGAGGATGGTGAAGCTCAACAGCGTGGCGGATGGGACCGAGACGGACGGGAGCGGCGCGCAAGCGGGCGACCTCATTCACGATCTGAGCGCGGGCAGCTACGGTTGCACGGTCACGATTGGTCCGAGCTACCAGACCGCGCGCCAGGAGACCCTGGCGACGCTCATCGACGCCGCGGAGACTATTCCGACCGTCGCGCAGCTCTGCCCCGACCTGCTCGCCAAGAACATCGACTCGCCGGATGCGGATGAGATGGTTCGCCGCTTGCGCCTGCCGCTTATTCAGCAGGGTATCGTGCAACCAACGGCGCAGGAAAAGGCACAGATGCCGCCGCCTCCGCAGCCGAGTCCGCAGCAGCAGGCCGAGACCGCGCGTGAGCAGGCGCTTGCGCAGCGCGATCAGGCAAACGCCGCCATTGCGCAGAGCAAGGCACAGACCAGCAATTTGGAAACGCACCGGCTGATCATCGAGACGGCCGGAAAGCACCTGGCTAACCTCCTTGCAGCTCAGCAATTAGGGCAGCCGAATGCCGCCGCGGAGGCGGAACAGAATCCGTCTACGCCAACGACCGCATGATTTGAATGTCGATTTGATTTGGTGAACTAGCGTCTCGCGGCACGTACGCCGTGTATTGGAGATCAAAATGGCCTTTACTCGAGAATCCCTGGCGGTGTACGAGAAATCCCCGCCGCCCGCAGCTGCCGCCCCGGCCGCCGCTGCAACGACTGAATCGGCTCCTGCCCCGGTAGTGCAGGAATCTGTCGCCGCCGCTCCAGCAGAAGCGACGGACACATCCACTGCCTCGTCAGCGACGGATGTTTCTGCGGACTCGGCCGATCCGAGCGATGACGGTACTTCTGCCGAAACCGGAGACTCGGCAACTCCACCCGCTGATTCTGACAGCGCTACGCAGGAATCCAGCACTGAGGGAGACGGTACACCCACAGCGCCAAGAAAGGGATCTGCTCAGGAACGTATCCAAGAATTGGTTGACGAGCGAAACGCTCTACGAGAGTACGGCAAGTACATGGCGGAAAAAGTCGCCGAGCTGGCAGGGGCTAAAAAAGAACCCGCCGCGACGACTGAAACGGCACCCGCTCCGCAAGCGGCCACCGATGAACCACCCACTCTCGAGTCATGCGGTTTTGACCAAGCTGCTTGGTCGAAGGCGCTGAGCAAATGGACGAAGGAACAGGTTGATAAAGGGGTTGCTTCTCGCTTCCAGCAGGAAAAGAGCCAGCAAACCGCGGAACAGGTCAAAACTCAATTCGAGGCGCGTGCGGACAAAGTGCGCGAGACGAATCCGGATTTTGATACGGTCGTCGCGAACCCCAAGTTGCCGAAGCTCGCGCCTGACGCTGTCAGGGTCGTGCTGAAGTCCGAAATGGGACCGGCGGTTCTTTACCACCTTGGAAAGAATCCGGATGTTGCGACGCGCATCTCGAAGATGGACCCAGACCTCCAAGCCGCGGCAATCGGCCGCCTGGAAGCTCAGCTCGCAGCCCCGAAAACACCAGCTCCCGCAGCCAAGCCGACTCCGAAACCAGTCCACCAGAAGACCGTTACGAAAGCTCCGCCTCCGCCCCAATCCGTCCGCGGCAGTGTGAGTCCTGAAAAGGACATCAGCCAAATGTCGATGGAGGAGTTTGTGGCCCATGACAGAGCACAGAAACTCGCAAAGCGCGAGGCCCGAAAAGCAATCGGGCGCGCGATGCGTTGATGAGAAAAATTCAAAGGTAAAATAAGATGGCCGTTGGCAATAGTTTACTGACCGCACAATGGGTCGCTCGCAAAGCGCTCGTCCTGTTGCATGCCAAGTCAAATTTCACGGGTCGCTGCAATCGCGACTATCAGAGCCTTCTGCCTGGTCCGATTGACGGTGTGATCTTGGGTCAAGTCCTGAGCATCCGTCTGCCGTTCCAGTACACTCTGCGAACCGGCCCCACCATGGTGGCGCAGGCGTCGGTGCAGCGTTATGCGCAGCTCTCTGTGAGCAACCAGGTCGGCGTCGACGTGAACTTCACGTCCGTCGAGCGTGCGATGTTGCTCAACAACTTCGAAGAGCAGATTCTCGAGCCCGCGATGGCTCGCGTAGCTGCGGGTGTCGAAACCTACACGACCGGCATCACTGTCAACAGCGTGCCGAAGTTCGTCGGTTCGTACTCGACCACGGTCGCGTACTCGACGGTCCTCCAGGCCGAGCGCTATTTGACGGAGACCCTGGCACCGGAAGATGACCGCCGCACTTTGACCGCGACCCCCCAGGCGTCGCAGTACTTCGTGCTGGATAACAAGGGTCTCTTCAATCCGGAGACCGCGGTTTCGGATCAGTGGCTCGAAGGCGTCATCGCCGACAAGGCCGCTGGATTCGTCGCGTTCCGCAACACCAAGATGCCGACCCACGTTGTGGGCGCGTTCTCGACGACCGGAGCACCGGTTGTGTCGGGCGCTGGACAGAGCAATTCGGGCGCGAACAACGCGTTTGTGTCCACCTTCAACCTGGTGACGAACGGTTGGACTTCTGGGCAGACCACGGTGCAAGCGGGCGATGTCATCAGCATTGCCGGCGTGAACGATGTGGATCCGGAGTCGAAGGCTTCCTTGGGTCGCCTGAAGCAGTTCGTGGTCAACACGACTGTCAGTGACACCTCAGGCGGCATCACTCTCTCCCTCTCGCCGGGCATCATCACCGGAGGTGCGTACCAGAACGTGGACTCCGTGCCGGCTACCGGTGCAGCGATCACCGTGTTCGGTCAGGGAACGGGTTCCGGGCTCAACGCCGTATCCGGTCAGCTGATCAAGCAGTCGCTCGGCTGGTACCGTGACGCGGTCGTGTTTGCGAATCCGCCGATGCTCGACCTGTCGCCGCTCGTGAAAATGACGGCAGCGGAAAGCTTCGAGGGTTACAACATCCGCTTCGCGCAGCAATGGGATCCGTCGAACGACCTGTTGCCAGCCCGTTTGGACTCCATCATCGGTGCAGTGCTCGCTTACCCCGAGCTGGCTGTGCGTTTGATCGAAATCCCGGCCTAGTGTGAGATAGCGGGCGGCTAAACGCCGCCCGCCCTCAGTGCAACTTTTCAAAGGAAATTCACAATGTCTCAAGTAGGTTATGGATCGAACGACCCAGTCGGTTCGCCGTTCCAGTACGTCGCAGGCGCCAATATCGTGACGGGCTTCAGCATCACCATGACGGGCTCCCGTCTGGTGCTGAATCCCAGCGGCACGCTGGCGGTCGGCGCAGTTACTCTGCCTCTGAATCCGCCGGACGGTTGCGTCGCGGAGATCACCACGACTCAACAGCTCACCTCTTTCACGGTGAGCGCCAATACGGGAGATGCCATTGCATACGGCGTTCTCGTTGCGGTAACTGAGATCATTCCGACGAACTCGGCGACTTCCGGTATCGCGACGGGAACGATCAAGTATGCGTACTCACTGAACGGCTCAGTGGCGGGCAACGCCGCGGCCATCGGTGCACGCACCTGGGTTCGCATCCAGTAAGAGTCGGCAAAACAAGCCGCCATTAGAGCGGTACGGGGGTTCGCACATCGCCCTCACCCGATGTGCAAGCGTGAACGTCAGACGCACCTGTAACTTAGACGTGACTCGCCGGGAGAGACCGGCTTTTTTCCTAAATCACTGTGAGGAGTGATTCATGAACAAAGGCCACATTATGGTCGCGACGCCCACTTACACGGGCGATACGATCGTCGAGCAGCGAAACGCGCTCTGCATAGCGGGGCAGCACTGTATTCTGAAAGGTGTTTGGGTCGAACCGAGGTCGGCCGCGGGCTTCTCGCTCGTGGAGTACGGGCGCAACTGGCTCGTTGCCGAGTTCCTAGAGAGCAAAGCGACGCACCTTTTCTGGCTCGATGCCGACGTCGATTTTCCGCCCGATAAGATTTACAAGCTGTTTGCACGCGGCTTAGACGTGATCGCCGGGGTTTATCTGACGAAGCACAAGACGGATCCTGGATTCCCCTACGAGCCGATCGGGCCGGTCATCGACGGCCTGCAGCTCGCCGCCAAGGTTCCCGGAGGTTTTCTCTGCATGTCGCGACGCGCGGTCGAGACCGTCTGCGCAAAGTGCGAGTGGCATGACATCGACCACATGGGGGTCGTCCGGAACTCGCCGCGCATGTTTGCGCTGGAGATGATAGACGAAAACGGTCGAAAGAGACTCGAAGGCGAGGACTATATCGCATGCGCACGGTTGCGCGCCGCCGGGTACAAAATTTATGTCGAGACCGACATCAACTTCACGCACTACGGGCGGCGCGGTTGGGAAGGTAATTTAGCGGAGACGATCGCGCATGTCGCAGCAGAATCTTCAGATAGTGACGGAAGCGTTCCAGAAAGCAGGCATCATTGACGAGACCGAGGCGCCTAGCGCCACGCAGGGCGTCAACGGTTTGCAGATCCTGAACGACTTCCTATCGACCGAAGCCGCTGACGGAATGCGCTTGGGCTGGTTTCCGCAGACCTCGCTCACCGCGAAGGCACCCCTCCGGGATCAAGATATCTTCGGCGTGAAGCTGCTGCTCGCGGTGTGTCTCGCACCCGCGTACGGCATCGATCTCGAGAAGATGAACCCCGCGCTAATGCTGCAGGCGGCCGAGGCCAAACGGCAGATGGTCAAGCGCAGCATTCGCTACTTCGAAGCCGATCTCGGCGAATTGCAGCGCCCGCAGGCCGGTCCGTGGGGCGGCGCAGGGTACTTCATATAAGCTATGCCGACCACCATCGCGCTTCCGACAGGCTCCTACAAGACTGCCGACTCGCGAGCGTCGAATAAGCGGCTGCTGAACTGCATGTCGGAGATCGCTCCGCAAACCTCCGCGATGGACCTAAAGTCCGTCCTACCCCCCTGCTATCTGCGCCGCATGTTCGGCATCACCCCGTTCGCGAGCGACGGATCCGGGCTCCAAGTGCGCGGAATGCGCGACATGGGCGGTCTCACCTACGTTGTCATCGGTCCGAATCTCTACACGCTCACAGCCTCCGGCACCTTGACTCGTATCGTCAACCAGGGCGGCTACGGAACGCCTTCGATCATCGGCTCCGGCTTCGTGCGCATGACCGATAACACCCAATGCTTGGTCATCCTGATCCCCGGTACGAACATCGCGTGGACTTACACGGCGACGACCGGCCTCATTCCGCTGACCAATGCACCAAACGCCGCAGTCTTCACGACGCTGGGCGCCATCGATTGCGCATTCGTCGACAGCTACATCGTGTTCCTCGCCATGAACGGCCTGGAGTTCTACAACGACGACGGGGAAGAGGCGAGTGGTTCAGGGCAGATAACGTTTCTCACCGGGGGACTCTTCGCGCGAGAGTTCGGCACCGATCCGTTTGTCGGCATGACCGTCGAGCACCGTACCGTGTTGATGTTCGGCGCGCGGACTTCGGAAGGCTACGTCAACGTCGGAAATGCCACCGAGAGCCCGTTCGGCGCGGCCCCGGATCTCTTCGAAGAGATCGGCATGCACCCGGACGCTGCGTACGCCATTGGCGTACAGGATCAAGCGACTTTCTGGCTCGCGCAGGATTTGACCATCCGGCGCCGTAATGGGCAGACCCCGATCCGGGTCTCCAACAGCGGCATCGAGGCGATTCTCGAAGCGAATAAACTCCGGCTGAAAGGCTGCTACGCGATGACCCCGACGATCGGCGGTCATCCGCTGTGGGTGCTGAACATCCCGCTCGCGTCGCGCACCATCGCCTATGACTGCCTCACGACGGAATGGTTCGAGCTGGAATCGCTCGTGAACAGCCTTGGCTACTGGCGCCCGCTTTGCTGGTACAACGCGCTCGGCTTGCAGCTCGTGGGGGACTCGCAGGGATCCGGTATTGGGTATCTGGATGCGCGTACGTACACAGAGTTTGGGCAGCCCATGCGGGCGCGCATCACGACTCAGTCGGTATACGATCGCAACAACCGCATTACGCACCGACGCGTGGAGGCGGTCGTGACGCCCGGTGAGGATGCTGCGGTTCCGGCTACCGCGATCACGACGGGCGCACTCATTACGCTGTACAAATCGAAGGACAGTGGGGCGACCTTCACCGCACGCGAGGATAAGAGTCTGGGGGCGTTAGGGCAGCGCCAAGGTCGTGCATTCTGGACGAACTTAGGGCAAGCCCGCAACATGGCGTACGCGTTTCAAATCAGCGACCCCACGCCGACATTCTACGTCGACCTTCAGGCGGAACTAGCCGGGGGCAAGTGGTAGTATGCCGCTGAAACAACCGGTGAGGCCCGGACTCAGCGCACCCGCGATCGGGGCCATTCCGACTCAGTGGTCGGCCGCATGGTTTCGCGGCTTCATCACGAACTACTTGGGGGCCGCCGATGCGCGCAATGCGACGCAAGGAGGCGGCGTTTCAGTTACTCCGTCGCCTGCGGGTCCCTCGGTGCCGCCAACGATCAGCTTAGAGCAGATCGCGGCGAATACGGTACTGGCGAATCTCGGCGCTCAAACCGCGGCGCCAACAGGCGTGGCGCTGACGTCATTATCCGCCAATCCAACCGCTCAGGTCGGCTTGGCCGCGGTAGACGGTACTTCCGCAAAGTTCATGCGGGCGGACGGCGCCCCTGCGCTCAGCCAGGACATCGCCCCGACATGGACGGGGAACCATACTTTCGCCCCCGCGAGCGGAAACACCGATTTCACTCACGGTAACGTCGCGATCACGTACTCCTTCGGTCTTAACGGCGCGACTCCACCGACTCAAGTTGTCGGTTTTGGCACCCCGACCGGCGCGAGCGTCGTAGCGAACTTTTCAGGAACCGCGGCGACGACGGCGCAGATCCAAGCGACGATCGCAGAAATTCTGACGATCATGAAAGCGTACGGGCTGATAGGAGCTTAGAAGATGCGCCTTCCAGATTTTTTCGATATCAGCACGGTGAAGGGCGTTATTCTCTCGCTTGCAATGGGGGCCGTGGGTTTTGGAGCGCATCAGATCGTCGATGCCTCGAGCGATAAGCACACCCTCGATGAGCACACCCAACAGATAGAGAAGCTGTTCGAGATCGCCAAGCAGAATCAATTATCCCTTCAAGATGCCGCAGTCGCCGCAGCTAGAATCGAGGGGAAACTCGACGTGATCAATCAGAAGATAGACGATGATAGATCCACGGCTCGAAGCGGACATTAGAACGGCCGAGAGCTGCAGGCTAACGGCGTACCGGGACACAGAAAACCTGTGGACAATCGGGTGGGGGCATCTACTCGACCAAACTCCGGACTGGACCAACTACACGATTTCGCAGACGCTCGCCGATACCTGGCTGGACGCCGACATCGGGATCGCGCAAAAGACGGCGCAGGCCCTCCCCGAATGGGTTTACTTGAATACGCCGTGCCGACAGAACGCAGTCATCGAGCTATGCTTTGAGATGGGCCACAGATGGCTTTCGTTTGTGAATACCCGCGCTGCAATACGCGCGCAGAACTGGCAGGCGGCGCACGATGGATTACTCGCCAGTTTGTGGGCGAGTGAAGTTCACGCAGACCGCGCCGACCGTTTGGCGGACTACCTCCTCACTGGTCAGTACCAAGGAACGAGCGAATGAAAACGGTATTACTGTATATCTGGGATCATCGGATCAAAGCACTCGGGCTCGCGCAGGGCACGATCGCGATGCTCGCCGGCATGGCCGGAGTGATTCCGCAATCGCAATTGGAGTACTGGCTCGCAGCGAGCGCCGTGCTCACTTTCTGGATCGGCTTTGCCGGGAAGGCAGATCCCGTCCTCCCTTTACCTCAAACTCAGGAGAAACCCAAATGACGATGAATGCTTTTGAACAGTGGCTGATCACGACCCTGGAAGGGGATCTGATCACCTCCGGCGGCGCACCCTTGGCGACTCTGTTGACGAACCTCTCCGCGCATGCCGGAAACCCGGCGCTGCAGGCGACCGATCTGCTTGCGTTCGACGCGGCGGCTCCCGGCGCCGGTCTTGCTTTCGGCATCACGTTCGAGCAGCAACTGCTCGGGCTCGCAATCGCGAAGCTGCAGGCGGCGGTAGCGGCGAAGGCTGCAGCGAAGCCAGCCTAATGGCGTCCGCGCTGTTGACCGCAGCCGAGATCGTCGCTGCGCTTGCGGCCGGTGGGTGGAATCTCGATCAACTGATCGACCATCTGAAGGCGACCGGGAAGCCGCAGCATGCGGCTACTCTCGAGACGCTGAAGGCCCAGGCGCAACCGGCCATCCAACCGGACGCCTCGACAGCGTTTCTTGGAAGATGAATGAAAGTCATCACCTGGTCACTCGTGCGGGCGAAGGGACTCATCTCGCGCAGTATCGGGTGGTTCGGCGCGGGGTATTACTCCCACATTGATGTGGTGACGCCCGAGGGGGCGCTCCGTGGCGCCCGCTCGGATCGATGGGCGGGCGTTGACCCCGGCTATCAGGATAGGCCGTGGGCTTATGCGGCACCGACGTGGCAGGCGTGGACTCTCTACTCGAGTGAGGTGAGCGATGAGCAATACGAACGATACTGGGACTTCTCCGACGCCAAGCTGGGCGCCCCCTACGATGAGCGCAGCTTACTCGCGGCGTTCCTGTTTGGACACAAGCATAAGCTCAGAGACCGGCGCAGTAAGTGGGTCGGCTGGTGCAGTCAGGAAGTCGCACTCAACGGCGAGCACGCCGGTCTCTGGGCGATTCCGCCAGAAGTTATCGACGTTACTCCTGGCGATTGCGCTTACCTATTCGCTGGTCGCCACGCGAAGCGCACAGAGATGGTTCCGTCATGATCCACATCTTTGACAACTTCGTAAAAGACCCGGAGATGATCCGTCAGTCGGCGTTGCGCGCCGGCTTCGGCACTTGGCACCCGAACGCGGGTGATACGGGTCTCGCATTCTACGAAGGCGTCTCGTTTTGGGGCGACCACGGAACGCTGTTCCGCTCTTTGCATGAGCGCGTAGGGTGCCAGATCATTCCTTCGAGCATGTTCTTTCGGATAACCAATCCGAAAATGGAGCACGCGCTCGTGCACAGCGACCGCGAGTACGGCGAGTACACAGCTATCGCCTACCTCTCGCCGAATACGGACCCAAGTTCCGGAACGGGATTTTACCGCCATCGCGAGACCGGCATGGTCGACATGCCTCCGATTGCGGAGCTGATGAAGGATCCGCCGACTTTTCAGAAGATCCGCCAGCAGATGCATGACGCGAGCGATGACGATTGGGAGATGTACCGCTTCGTGGAAGCTAAATACAACCGCTGCCTTGTATTCGATGCGCCGAAGATTCACTGCCGCCTCCCTAAAGTTGGGTACGGCACGAATGAGACCGACAGCCGGATGGTGTGGGTCAATCATTTCAATTTTGGGGTCTAACACATGCGACGTTTGAGACGTGAGTTCGATGCGCTCTCGGAAAACGGTTTCCAACCAGCCTCGAGCTGTAAAATCGAAGCCTGGGTCGGCGCTATCGCAGTGGGCGTCACCGCCGTCGCGGGCATCGCGGGAGCGGTCATCCAAGGCAATGCGGCGAAGAGCGCGGCGCAGGCGCAGGAGCAGGCCGCACAGAACGCGAATCAAACTCAGCTCGCCGAACTTCAGGCCACGGCGGGTCTGCAAACTCCGGGCCGGAACTTAGGGTACGGCGCCGATGCGCTGCTCGCGCAGCTCTACGGGCTGCCGAACCCAAATTCCGCGACTACGACCGCAGGTTACGGTGCGAATCAATCTTTGAACGCGATCGGCGGCATCCCCGGCGTGCTTGGCAGCACTGCGACCGGCGGTGCGGGTGTGGGAGGCGCCAGCGGCGGCACGAGCGGTCTTACGAATATCGGCCCGACGGGCTCGCTCGGCGCGAACGGTGCGGCGGCCAACACGGCAGCCGGTGGATCCGCTCTGCCTGCGAATGCGCCTGCGGGCGCGGCGTCGCAATTCTCGAACTTCTACAATTCGCCGGGCTACCAGTTCACACTGCAGCAAGGTGAGCAGGCGATCAATCGCGGCGCCTCCGCGAACGGGAGCCTTTTCACGACGAACAATTTAAATCAGCTCGGCACTTACGCCGAGGGCACCGCGTCGAACCAATACAACAACTACGTGAGCCAGCTTATGGGACTCGCCGGCCTCGGTGCGGGTGCTAACAACGCAACGGGCGCTGCTGCCACCACGGCCGGCAACAACATCTCGGCCAACCAATTGAGCGCGGGCAACGCGAACGCGAGCGGCATCTTGGGCTCCGCAGGCGCCTACAGCGGCGCAGTCAACAACGCGGGCGGTCTTTTGGGGAATTACGCCATGCTGAACAACTTAGGCGGCAGCGGCAACGGATATCTCCCGCTGAACAACCTCAATTTGAATACGGACGCCCAGTACCAGAGCTTAGGGATTGGTGGATCATAATGGCCGACTTACCCGTTCAACCCGTCCTAAACTACGGCAACCTGATGTCGGCCTACGGTGAGCAGGCCGTCAACCAGGAAAACGCGAACACGAATCAGCTCAATACGCAGTCGCAGATCCCCCTGCGCCAAGCCAACACCGCGCTGATCAACCAGCAATCGCAAGGTTACGGCCTCGCGAATCAGCTGACCGCGATGAAGCTCGCGTATACGCAGAGCGCGCTCGCTAAAATAGCCGCGGCGTCCGCGACGACCGCTGGCCCGACGCCAGGTGCGGATGCGTCCGGCAGCGCGGGCGGTGCTCCCGGCGTCCCGGGCGGCGTCTCGGCTCCTTTTACTCCCCCTGACGGCTCTCCGCTCGCGGGCGTCGCCTCGGCACCAACACCGACCGACCCCGGCGCGGCGCAAGCGGCGGCGCTCGACCAGCAGTTTCGCAAAGAATTCTTCGTGAACAAAGGCTACACCCCACAAGAGATGCAAGCGGTGCAAGCCGCACAGCCGCTTATGCTGATGGGGGACGACTCCTTTATGAAGATCGCCCAGCAAAATCACGACATCCGCGTGCAGAATGCCACGATCGCGAGTCAGACCCGTGCGCAAGGCGCAGCGGATTCGACCTACGCGGTAGCGGCGGCGCCCCCTGGGGCCGCGTTCGCGCGTCTCCAACAAGAAGCCAACGGAATTGCGGACCCCGCCGCGAAAGCCGCGATCAACCAAAATATTCGTAGCGTCACCGCGGCGGTTGGCGTGGACCCGAACCATCCAGAGAAGTGGACGCCGGACCAAGCCGCGCAAGTGGATGCCGCGATTCGCGATCACGCGACGCAGCTCCACAATGCGGTATTCCAGTACACGGGGGACACACTCAAAGGTGAGAACGGGATCACTATCAATTCACGCACTGGACAGCGTCCGATCGGGGATGCCTCGCAAGGTCAATCGCCCGAGAAGTGGGCCGATCTCGCAAAGAGCGGCATGACTTTGGTCGACAGCACGGACAGTCAGGGGCATACCTCGAAAGTCCCGCAGTACGTCTTGGACGGCTACGGCAACGGCCGTGGCGGCCTCAACGGCTGGATCCGCGCGATGGCTGGACCGACTGCCGCCGCATCTCCGGGCTCGCCGCTCACGTCGAATCCGGCCGGCGGCTCCCCTGCCGCGAGCGCAGCATCCCCTGCCAGAGTCCCCACTTCCGCAGGAGTCGCGCCCCCGAAGGCTCCAGCCGCGAGCGCTCCTGCGCCCGCAACGCCGCCGACGCGGCCCGGTCAGGCAGCTTCCGGCCCTGCGCAACCGTATACCGGAGCGCCTGGCTCCCCCACTGCCGTCAATCCGCAGTTCGCGCCGATGAAAGCCGCGCTCGCGGATCCGACGTACCGCGCTCAGACGGTGGCGACCGCACCCGTCGTCGGGAACCGCGGCCCCGGGCTTCAAGATGTCAAAGACATCGACATGAACGCCGAAGCGAAGAAAGGGATCTACGCGGATGCGGGCGCGCTGACGCAGTCCTCCTCGCAGGGTCTCGCATACGCGCAAGCGGCGAAACAGATCCTTACCGCCAAGGGGGCGCCGACCACCGGCCTCTACGGCCCTGTTGCGGCGGAACTCTCGAAGGTCTTCCCTAGCGGCGTCGACGCAACGAACTACCAGGAAGCGGCGAAGTATCTCGGCAATCTCTCTGTGCAAAACTTCAAGCAGAACTTCGGCTCACGCCCCGCTAATGCCGAGTTCCAGATTCAAATGCGCGACCTAAGCCCGTCCATGCAGATGCAAGCCCCAGCAATCCGCGACCTCCTGAACTGGAACATCCGCGCCATGCAGTACGGCGTCGACACCGCGCAGCGCGTGCGCGCCTATGATGCCGCCGGAAACGATCCGAAATCCTTCTGGCAGTGGAATCAAAAGTACTTCCCGCGCGAAGGTGCCACGAGCCCCACTCCGGTACCAGTCAAGAATAAAGCCGACTTCGATGCGCTGCCGAGCGGTGCGCCGTTCACCTGGAACGGCCAACAGGGTGTGAAGTAATGGCCGATGCAGCTTGGTCCCCGCCTGCGGAAACCCTGAGCGGCCCGATCGCGGCGAACGACGATGCGAATTGGTCGCCGCCTCCGGAAACGCTCGGCCAGGATACCTCCGGGACGGGTGGCACATCGGTCGGCGGCATGGTCCAAGCGGCGGGGAGCGGTCTGACTTCCGGCATTGCCGACGTCGCGGGACTGCCTGTCGACACGGCGCGCAAGGCGCTGGAGGTCGGTAAAGCGGCCGTTGGTTCTGCGGTCGGCGCGGCCACGAGCAAAGAGACGACCCCTGCGAATGAGACGCTTACCCCGGAAGGGAACGCCACCAAGACCTCGCACGGCCTTTACCACTACATCGATCCGACCACGGGTGCCGACACGTTCTCGAAGACGCCGCCGCCCGCGGGCGCGCAGCCGTACACCCACCAGACGGTCTCGATTCCGAGCTTCCTGCAGCCGACCCCGGATGCGCAAGATATCGGCGGTTCCGCGAGCATCAAAGCGGGCTTAGACGCCGCAGGCGCGGCGATCGGCGGCACGCCAACCTCAGCCACCCAGACACAAGAAGATACGCCCGTAAACCGCGTCCTGCACTCCGCAGGCGAAGGTGCTGCGGGCGCACTCCTGACCCCGGAAGTCCCGATTACAGGCGCGCTCTCAGGCGCGGCGGGCGGCGCGGCCAGCCAGACCACGAGGGAAGCGGGCGGGGGCCCCGTGGCGCAGACCTTGGCGGGTCTTGCGGCTGGAACCAGCGTCGCGGCATTGCCGGCGGCTGCCGCCGGGGCGACGCGACTGGCGGTTCGCGGGGGCGCCGAGGGCCAAGCGGCCATGCAGGCGAATATCGCGAACGCCGAAAATGCGGGGGTCAACCTCTCCGTCGGGGCCGCAAGCGGCAACAAGGCCATCCAGAAACTCGAGAGTGCATCCGGCGCCATGTTCGGCGGCGGCCCGATCGCCGCGAACCGGGAAGCCAACGCGGCGGCAGTGGGGAACCGGATCGATGACATCGTGGACCGGCTTGCCCCGAGCGGTGATGTGTCCCCGACGGGCGCAGGCAATGCGGTCAACGAAGCAGCAACGAGCGCCAAGGGGAATATGCGCGCGGCCGAAAAGGCTGCCTATGCGAAGGTGGATGCCGCAGTGCCGCCGCAGACGCCGGTCGATGTCTCGGCTCCCCTCGCAAAACTCGACGATCTGACGACGCCTAAAGCGGGTGCAGAGGCTACCACGGGGGCGCTCGTCTCCCCGAAGGTCAAAGAATTGCGGGACAATCTCTATGCGGACGCTGCGGGCCAACGCGGCTCCCCCTCCCGCTACACCCAAGGCTCCGTATATCGCAGAGCCCGGCACGATTCCGCCACCGAGCGGGGCGCCGACCGAGCCGCCTCTCGGGGAGGCACCCAAGACTCTTCCTTACGAGGGTGTCGCCGCGGTGCGCAGCGCGCTCGGCTCGCGCATCAACTGGGGCTACGTTGCGGACCCCGCGACGCGCGCTGAGAACGCTCAGATGATACAAGCGCACAGCGCGCTCACCGATGCCCTCAACACCACGGCGGCCGCGCAAGGGCCCGCGGCCCAGCAAGCGGTAGCAGAGGCTAAAGCGCTCTACGCGAAGAACCAAGCGACGCGCGACACTCTCAACACGGTTGTCGATAAAGCGGGCGGCGGGGAGAAAGTCTACCAAGTACTCTGCGTTGATACCACTGCTT